GTTTAGACGTTTCTTCACATGGTCAAGGGCTTGCTCGCACGAACAAAAATACGTTGCTATAAAGTTGCAAACTAAAATTTAAAATAATAATCTAACATTACAACAACTGACTTCAGTCCAGTTGCGAGTCAAACCCTTTTGGGCGACGACTCTCGGCTATGTTTATATCCCGACGGCCTATACATCGGTTGCAGCCTTACAGCTGCAAGGTGTTCTTTTCAAAGAACATCAAATAGGACTTACCTCGCGGCCATTCGTCCAATGGTCTCTAGTGGACTCGTTCTCCTCCTCTTACGATTTGGGACCAAGTATACCAACTAGGGCTAGCTATCCAGCATTTTACTTCAGCTGGCAAGAAGGGTCCGTCAATTTATACCGCGCCATACGTTTCCAATAAGCGCTCACGCTAGGGCTTACACAGCCACCCAGCGTACCGACGACCCTGCTGTCAAAACACCAGCAGTACCAGTCTGAGTCACCGAAAGGGTGAAGGCATCTGTGCCATTCGCAGTCACAAACAATGAACCACTCAAAGTGTCCGTTTCACCTGCACCCAGCGATATATTCGTCGTAAAGAAAGGAACATCAGCACCCGTATGCCAGACACTGGTTCCATTCTTCCTAAAATCGGCCAAAACCAAAAAGGCCTCCGCAGCAGAGTCAGCCCCTACAACACTGTAATCAATCAAATAATTACCGGGGGGGGGCACCATTGACCCCGCAGTGTTAACAATGGACAAGCCATTGGTAATAGCGGTCGCAACAAGCTGTGTCGTTACAACAGTTGTAGCATTTGTTTGTGCGCTCGATGATTGAAAGAGCGCAACTTGGTTATTCACGGGGGCTGAAGCAGTACCCTCCAGCACAGGCTTCTCAAACCAACCTGCATAACGAACATGCAGTTCCCCTATCTTCGTTGTACCATCTGACGTACCAGAAGCCCCATAATTCAGGTTTCCAATATCATAAGTCTTAATATCCGCACCACCGGGAAGATTACCGGGGCGGACATACTTTGGTCCGTTGTTAAACGCCTCTCGGCAATCAACACGGAGAACAAAGTCTTCACAAGGCATCTTGTCTTCATGTGGATCGGTATCCATCATTTGTTGCTTTGTGGTTGGGGGTGCATCAGCAGCGTCGTAATCAAACGACAAAATTGCTTTGCCAACCGTCCCCGCGGTGGCAAACTGTGACACCTCATGCTTGTAGTAGAACTCAAGCTGAGTGAAAACATACTTCTCAAACTTGGGGGCAATAGCACTCAACCAAGGGAAGGTTATTACATTTCCCGGATTCACAGCAAACTGCTGGGCGACAGCATTCGCACCATTTCCAAAGGTCGTTGAGCCTAGCAAATCCACTATAAACTCATCTTCCCCGAAAGGTGTTCGTCTCAAGCGTCGCATCCCATTCGGCATCCCGGGCATATTGAACGCACCGGTAGCACGGGTAGAATTATTTCCACCCATTCCTCTATTCCTCCGCTTCATGCCTTTACGTGAACGCCTCCGCCGGCCTCTAGGGCCAGCCGGGCGTGCAAACGCTAGGCGATTTGCAGCAGCAAGGTATTGTCTTGTCCCTCGCTGGGGCAGGGGGGGAGGACCCCCCCGTCTCTTTCTCTGTCTCCTTCCTCGTGGTCTCTGTGGTAGTCCGATCTGATTCATTGTCGCACTACTTTTTATCCCACCACATGTGTGTCCAAGTCTTGACGCCTTCTCAGGAGTTATAACAAACGACTGGTTCACCATGGGATATCCTTCCAAAGGACCAAGGAACAGGTCTCGGAGATCTCTCTCCGTTGGGATCTGGCTCATTGCGGCTTTCCAATCAATTTCATATTTCAAAACCTCGCCGTACTCAACTATGAGCCATTCGATCAATTCTCTGAGATACCCTCGCATCTGGGTGTCAGCCCATGCAATGCGGAGCAGCCCTGTCGCACGCAGCAACGTAAAGGCTGGTTCATCAGGTGATCGGGAGTAAAGGAGTGACGTCAGCAACTTTTCACGTTTGTAAAGTGGCACAGCAATGCCATCAATAAAAACCGTGAAGGCTGACAAAAAGTCAAGCTCCTCAACATTCCTAGGATCTAAGCAATCGGTGGTTGTCGTAACACCAATCCTCTTCCATTCTTCAATCACAGATCGTGCATTAAAGAAGGGCAAAGCGTCATCTGACACAGTCCAAGTGTTATCATCGCCACATAAAGCCAAAGACAATTCCTCATCAAAGGCGGCGTAAGTGTTCATCACTTCAGAACTGGTCATTATCCATGCATACGCTAATAGCATGTATAAGATCAACGTATTATCAACAATGGTGTTCACGGAGCCCGACGGATTACCCGTCTGCTTCATCACGAAAACACCCTCGGATGTTATGATCAAGGTATGGATCAAATTCCGGTAATAGATTTTCAGTCTATCCAAATTTTCTTGTGTTTGATCCTCGACGCGGAGCATCTTCCAGCGAAACTCAGCGCATGCCCACATTAGGTAAATGCGCAAAGACGAGTCATATTGAGACTCATCGAGTGCAAAACCGTTCCGGTGCTTCATCAACTTCCGGTACAGTTCGTTCCACCCTCCTTTCAGAGGTGAGAAACCGACAACGCTGGCTGTCTTGAGATGTGAGCGATAGAATCTTTGGTTCATATCCTCAAATAATCGATTACCATGTATGGTCATCTCAATTGGACCTGCCGTAAAAGTACGAAGAGAGTTCTCCTCTATCTTCTTAGCAGGGCGGATTTCCTCTTTCAGGGAATTTCCAAACACGGCGCAATATAATGGATCACGCAGCCGCTCCCAATCGTCACTCATGTAGGAGGAAAATTCTTTCCAGTCATCTATCATGGCACGCTTCGTAGCGTATTTCTTTATCCACGGGAATCCGGGGCTAGTGGTTTTATCAAGACCATCTACAACCTCCTGGAGATCCTTCACTCGTGAATTACTCATGTGTGGGCCAAATTGCCGCTCCATCCAAATGGATGCGGTGTTTAAGGCAAACACTGACTTTGCTGACAAGGCAAGAATATCCTTGGCATACTTAGCCAGTGAAAGGTATGCGGCTTCCTTATTAGGTACAGGCAAACCCCACGCTTCGCGATCCACCGTTTTACCGGCATCATTCTCAAAGCGGGCAACGTTCATATCCAGGGCCCGGCGGTTCCGTCCAACAAAGGACTTTGGAACTCCACCAACCACAGGAAAGTAACGTTGTTTCAACATCCTTCCGTGCAACTTACTCAACACTACCTCAGATCGAAATCCAACACCTTGGTATTCCATCGGGTAACGCCCCCAGAACTCCCTACCCTCTTCCACAAGAAGGGAAAGGGCTGGGGGCTCTAATGAAAAAGCATTGAGTTAAGAACAGGACCAGTCGCAGCCAATCTCTTGGCAAGCTCAGCTGTCATAGGGACAAACCGATTCACATGCTGGCCACCAGCAATGTGAAAACCGATCAATGCACCATCCGCACACGCGTAAACTGGTCCACCGCAATCTCCTGGCGCTGTTTGCGCATCATAAAGACCACTTGCAGAAGCAAAACCGACACCAAAGCCTGGTTCTACCTGCTCCGCATCTGTAAACCCAATCTGAATGGCAAGTTCATTCTGAGGCGGTCGCATCACGACTCGCTTATCAACATGAATAACGCCATGGGTAAAATAGATGCCAAGATCATCCGCAATGGGGATGAGCTCACCGCTCAATTGGGCGGAAGTGGATGAGTTATACACTGAGAAGGGCTTACCTTCAACATGTGAATGCAGGGGTACTACGATTTTATCGCAAACAAGAGTTGCGGTACTCGTCACCTGATCACCATGGACGGCTTTAAAAACCCTCACGGACTTTTCAGCCCATGTTTGCTTCTGTTTCTTCAACAGTGACTCATCAAGCATCTGATGCTTTGATGAAACCTGGCGAAATTCAGCAAGATCCTTATCAGTGTAAACTTTAGTATGTGTCTTAGCACGGAGGATGCGGCGTTTACGAGCCGCAACCACCCTTGGGTCCACACGTTCCGGAAAGTACTTCATTCCTAGCTGCTCTAGCTTAGGTTTAATATTTCCCTCCGATTGGAAATCACCACCACGATATCGGTCGGCACGACGCTCCATCTGATCCTCTTCAGCATCACGTTGACGTTCATACTCCTCCTGCCTACGCAGTTCCTCCTCTTCACGGGCGGTTACATACTCGTAGTCCAAATCGTGTTCATCCCCTCCGGACTCAAGGTGGTCAAATTTCTTATTTCCACGCTCAGCCCTCTTCTGGGATCGAGATCTCACAATAGGTTTGGGAACAAACCTGGTTTTATTACGACCATTATTGCTCTCACTCCTAAACGTATCTTTGTTATCATCCTTCGAGGACATCATCAACCCAGTGACAATCATTCCAAGAACTCCGATCACAGCGGTGGCACCGGCGGCATAAACTGCCCAATTACTCTTGAGGTGTTCTAAAACACTCTCAAACCGGCTTTTCCACGTGGGATTACGGGAGAGGAAAGCTTTCACTTCATCCTCTCTACCGAAATTAATCAACACTTCCAGAAAATCAGGGCTTGTTTCAATCCCCTGTTTCCAGGCTCGATCCTGTTCGGCCAGGTCCATCTTTTCAGTAAAAGATGACTTGGTTGACGAGCTTGTTGCTTCACGTGTCATGGATTCATCAATCTCACCATCCGAGTGATAAGGTCGCTTCACAGCAATCTTTCCCTCATTCATCATCTCGAATGTGTGAGAAGGTGCTACATCATGTCCTTCAATAAGTCCTTCCCTCTCCCCTTGTTCGGGTACTATGAAAGTTCTATCATCAAGGCTCACGTCTTCCATAAGATCTGGAAGATCATCCACCGTCTTTTCCTTCCCCTTACCAGGCTGTGAAAGC